CTGCACTGTACGCAATGATGGAGCACTGCTACGACCCAGACCGCAACGATTCAATCGTACAAGCGTTCGACTTAGCGCGTGATGCAATTGCCAAGGCAGAGGGGTTCAAATGAATGAAATAATGACCGGAGTTACTGAATACGGCGAGGGCATGGACGTAAAACTAAAACTAAATTACGAAAATGGACGCCCGATAGTTGTCGCCCGCAACGAAGGTGGGCACAACACCACCGCCGTTGATTTAATTGAACTGCTAGATTGGGTTTATATAAACGAACCAGATTTATACGCCTCACGCCCCGAATGGGCAAACTTGGCACAGCTTGAAATTAACCCAGAGCCACGCCCTTGGGTTGGGCTGACGGATGATGAGATTGAGCATTTGCGTAACGACCAGCCGTGGTGGATGGTCAGGGATATTGAAGCGTTGTTAAAGGAGAAGAACAATGGCTAAAGATAAAGAGTACGACGATTTTCGTATTCGGTGGGGCTATTGATATGCCCTACGCCCCACTAACACACCCGCTTGAGTCCGTCTGCGTAATCGAAGGCAAGCGATGCACACCCGCACAGATGACTCGCAAACAGGCAGGTCTGGATCATCTGGCTGCGCGATGGCGTGCTAAGGGTGGCCGTCTTGACGAGGCTGCAATCAAAGTTAAAGCGTTGCGTGCAACAGGTTTGCAGTACAAAGACATTGCCGCGCGATTGGGCATAACAGAAGATGCGGTATATCGTTTGATGAAAAGGAAAAGCTAATGCCGTACTGCCCTGAAGGATGGACTCCCCTGCCACCCCAATCTAAAATCGTAATGTGTTTTGGGGGCGTCATTAACGGTCATGCAGGATCAACAGCAGTAGCAAGACAAAGGTCGCTTGAGGTTGATAGGTTGCTTGCTATGGGTATGAACCAATCAGCTATCGCACGGCGAATGAATTTGAGCAGGACAACACTTCGTGAACACCTCTATAAAAAGGCGATTAGAAAATGAGTACCATCAAAGAAAGCAATATCAAGTGGGTTGTGCAACGCCTCATGTGCGAGTGCGGCGGCGAGTTTGAGCATAAGTTCAACGTCAACTATGCCGACCTGCCATTCGCTCATGTGTGCAACAAGTGCGACGCGATGGAGAAAACCAATAAGGTATACCCTAGCACTGTCTGGGAAGAAGTAAAGCAAGCAAGTTAGATAGAGTCAAGGTAAAATAGTATTTTTCCCCAAGGAAATACCATGACGATAGCTTGGTCTTACAGCAGCCTTAAAACATTCCAGCAATGCCCTAAAAAATACTACCACTTGAAAGTAGCCAAGGATGTAAAGGATACGGGTAGTGAAGCAACCATATACGGGAATGAAGTACACCAAGCTGCCGAGCAATACGTCATGCACGATACCCCGATACCGCCTAAGTTTGCATATGTACTGCCAGTTCTTAACGTACTGAAAAGCATTGAGGGTGACAAGCATTGCGAGCTTAAGCTGGGGCTTATCAAAGATGGGGATACTTACAAACCCTGTGGGTTCTTTGACGAGGGCGTTTGGTGGCGGGGCATCGCTGACTTGCTAATCATCCAAGGGGACACGGCTTTTTCTGTGGACTACAAGACTAGTAAGAACGCTAAGTACGCAGATGTGAAGCAACTTGATTTAGTGGCAACGGCTTTGTTTGCACACTTCCCGCAGGTGAACACCATTAAATCAGGGTTGCTGTTCGTGGTTAGTAACGAATTTGTTACCAAGAACCATGTGCGGGATGGCACTAAAGAATACATGGAGCCGTTTCACCAAGACCTAGCACGACTGGAGCAAGCTATGAATAACGGTATATGGAACGCATCAGCAGGGCCATTGTGCGGGTGGTGTCCAGTAAAGACATGCCCTAACCATAGGACACGGAGATGAGCAGACCAACATACGAGACCTCTGCTCACGTAGCCAAAGAGCTATCCATAGCCTCTCATTTTTGTGGAGTGTTTGATTGTACTTACGAGCAGTACCCTCCCCTGCATCCGGTTAATGGGAAGTTTGTTACTGGGGGTAAGACCGTAGCTGTTGCAGAGATCAAGTCACGTAATAACCGCAGTACCAAATACCCGACGTTGATGCTTAGTGCTAATAAGTGGGAGCGTGGCGGTCAGTGGGCTCAAGCAGAGCATGTTCCGTTTCTTCTCATAGTAGAGTTCACGGACGGGCTGTTCATGGCTAAGATGCTTAGCAACTACGAAGTGTTTGTAGGAGGGCGGCATGATCGCGGAGACCCCAAAGATATTGAACGCTGTGTGTACATACCTATAGATTCATTCATGAGGATAGCTTAGGAGATACAAATGCCTTACGTCAACAAACCAAGACCGTATAAAAAAGAGTACGAAGAATACCAAGGTAAGCCAGACCAGATCAAGAAGCGTGCGGCACGTAATTCAGCACGTAGTCTGCTGGTTAAGAAGGGCGAAGTACAAAAGGGAGATGGGAAAGATGTTGACCACATTAAACCGCTTAGTAAGGGGGGAACCGGCACTGAAGGGAACCTCCGCGTCAGGGCAGCTAGTAGCAACCGTTCCTTCAGCCGCAATGCAGACCACACCGTTAAAAAAAATGCCCCCAAGTAACATCCTCACGGATTACAAATGGCCGGGGTTGTTCGCTCCCTTTGCTCACCAAAAACAGACTGCCGAGTTCCTTACTCTGAACCGCAAGGCTTTTTGTTTTAATGAGCAGGGGACTGGCAAAACGGCTAGTGTGATATGGGCATGTGATTACCTGATGAACATGGGGCTAGTGAAGCGCGTACTGGTGATTTGCCCGTTGTCGATCATGAAGTCAGCATGGCAAGGCGACTTGTTTAAGTTTGCTATACACCGTACATGCAGCGTAGCCCACGGCAGTTTAGCTCAGCGCAGGAAAGTATTTAGCCAAGGTTCGAATTTCGTCATCATAAACTTTGATGGCGTAGAGATTGTGAAGAACGAGATCATCAATGGCGGGTTTGATTTGATTGTTATTGATGAGTGCAATGCCTATAAGACAGCAACTACAAAGCGTTGGAAGATACTGCGGGACATAGTGAAAGACATAAAGGGCTTGTGGATGCTTACAGGTACTCCAGCAGCGCAGTCTCCTGCTGATGCTTACGGCATAGCTAAGTTAGTTAATCCCCAGAACACCCCTAAGTTCTTCGGTAGCTTTCGAGATCAGGTCATGTACAAGGTGTCAGAGTTCCGGTGGGTTCCAAAGGCAAACGCAGACTCCATCGTTCACAACATACTGCAACCGGCTATAAGGTTTGAACGAGATCAGTGCTTGGACTTGCCAGAAGTTACGTTTGTAAAACGAGATGCGCCTCTCACGCCACAACAACTAGCAGCGTACAAGCAACTCAAGAACGAGATGCGAATCGAAGCTGATGGGGAGGGTGTCTCCGCTGTTAATGCTGCTGTGAAGGTCAACAAGCTGCTGCAAATATCAGGTGGCGCGGTCTATACGGATACTGGCGAGATCATAGACTTTGATGTGAGCAACAGGCTGCGTGTAGTGCGTGAAGTTATTGAGGAGTCTAGCCACAAGGTGCTGGTCTTTGTACCTTTTACGCACACCATAGACCTACTGCAAGCCCACTTGGTTAAGCACGGTATCACTAGTGAAGTAATCAATGGCTCTGTGCCTGTCCATAAGCGCAATGACATTATCGAGAGGTTCCAAACGTCGCCCAACCCGCACGTACTGGTGCTTCAACCACAGGCAGCTTCACATGGCTTGACCCTTACAGAAGCAAACACAATCATCTGGTACTCACCCATTACTAGCGTAGAGACATACCTGCAAGCCAACGCACGCATCAACAGGCCGGGGCAAAAAAACGCAATGACCATCGTGCATATCAACGGCAGTGAAATAGAGTCGCGGCTGTACCATGTCCTGAGCAACAACATCGCAGGGCATACCAAAATCATTGATTTGTACCGTGAAGAAATTTTTGATATAGCTTGACAAAGTAAAAGTAGTTGGTATGATGGAGGAGCAGTAACAACGGGAGTTCAAAAATGGAAGGTGACGCGCACGTAGAAGACTACACTGACTACCCAGCCGATACACTCACGGAAATCTACATCAAAATCCGGGATAGGCGTGATGCTCTGAAAGCCAAGTTTGAAGTTGAGGACGCAGCGTTAAAAGAGCAAATGGAAGTGGTCAGTGCAGAGATACTGGTTCTTTGTAAAGAGAACAACGCAGATAGCATTAAGACAAAAGCTGGCACCATCATTCGTAGAGTTGACACGCGGTACTGGACGAATGATTGGGACTCTATGTACAACTTTATTAAGGACAACGATGCGTACCCGCTACTTGAAAGGCGATTGCATCAGTCAAATTTAAAGCAGTTCCTAGATGACAACCCCGACAAACTACCGATGGGGTTGCAAGCAAATAGCAAATACACCGTGTCCATTCGAAGGAGCAAACCAGTATGAGTAATATGAGCATTTTTAAGCAGGACATTCCTGCATCTGCACGCGCTGTGGACGGCATCAGTGAACTGACGAAATCTCTGGCAGGTACTACCTCTGTCCGTCGCATCACGACCCGTGGCAATAAGTTCCGTAAGATTGTGGGTGGTGAAGAAGTAGCAAAGCTGAACACCACCGAGCTTAACGTCATCATCGTTAACGCCCTGCCCAAGGTATCACGGCAGTTCTACGCAGGTGAGTACGACTCTGAAGCAGCGGCAACCCTGCCTGATTGCTGGTCTAACCTTGGTGATGTGCCGGACAAGGCTGCATCTAACCCGCAAGCCACAAGCTGTGCTACTTGCCCCCAGAATATCGAGGGCTCTGGTAAGCGTAATAACCGTGCTTGTCGCTTCATGCGGCGCGTTGCGGTATTGCTGGAAGGTGATGCGTCTGGTGATGTGTATCAGATGAACTTCGCATCCAAGTCGTTGTTTGGCAAGGGCGAGGGCAACACGCACCCGTTCGAGAGCTACTGCAAGTTTCTTTCGGGCAACAACAAGAGCATTGACCGTGTGGTTACTCAGATCAGCCTTGATCCTGAATCAGATGTGGCGGTTCTTAAGTTCACCCCGCTTCGTCATATGACGGATGATGAGGCAGATTTGGTTGCCACTGCTTCCGGTTCTGTTGCAGCACAGAGTATGATTAAGCTGACGGTTGCACAACAGGATGGAGTTAAACTGCTGCCAGCAGTTGCACCTAAGCTACCCAAGCCAGTCGTTGAAACAGCCCCCGCAGTAATTGCAGAGGCTTTTGCTGAAGAAGAACCAGAAGATACCGACCAACCAACGAAGCGTCCGTCCAAGAAGGCAGAGGTTGTAGTCCCCTCCGCTAAGAAGAATTTGGCTGATGTTGTCAGTGCATGGAGTGACGCTTAACAATGAGCTACGGATACAGCGCAAGAATCATAGCGTTAAACAAGAACGCAGATAGGGCTAATCTTGGGGTTGCGCTAGGAAGGCTTTGCATTGCGCTTGATATCCCAGTGGCTAGTGTTTCTGAACAAGTTGGGGTTAGTAGGCAAACTGTCTATAACTGGTTCATGGGGCTGTACGCTCCTAGAAAAGAAGTAGCTAAGGGGGTTAACTCCATGATTCAGAAGTTAAATAGGTAAGCCAGCACTAAGTTGTTCTTCAAGGGGGGGATTCGTCTCCCCCTTTTTTACCCCTACTCATAAGAGACACCCATGCCGATCATTGATTTACTGGACAGAGTGCTGGCCCCTGTAGGCTGGTTCGCTGTGCTGGGCATTAAGGGAAAGAGTGTAAAGCAGGAGTTGGTAGCCACACGGGAAGAAGTAAGTGAAGTTGAAGCTATGTTTGTCGGACAGAAGCGCAATGTATACTTTGGTTGCTCTAAGTACGAGACCGATAAAAACCGTAAGAAAGAAAATGTCCTGAGCATCAAGGCATTTTGGTTGGACATAGACTGCGGCGAAGCCAAGGCCGTCATCAACTCAGCAACCAACCGACCAGATGGTTACATTGACCAGCCAACCGGACTGGCCGCACTAGAGAGTTTCTGTAAGCTCATCGGGCTACCCCGCCCATTGCTTGTGGACTCAGGGCGCGGCATACATGCGTACTGGCCTTTGGTATCCCCGATTACCCGCGACGAGTGGGAACCCGTAGGTGCAAAACTTCGTGACCTCTGCATACTCCATAACTTTTTTGTTGACCCCAGCGTATTCGAAGTAGCCCGTATATTGCGTATCCCCGGCACTTTCAACTTCAAGGACGAACCCCCTAGCGTAGTACAGGTTATCAGCGATTGTGTGGATATAGAGTTCACCACCTTCCGAGACATACTTGGTGTTAAGCCACTGCCCGTAAGCACCGCGTCCTCAGTAGCCCCAGCCCCACGCGAAGAACTGAGCGAGTTACAGAAGTCCCTGCTTGGCAACACCATGCTCAAGTTCAGTAAGATCATGCTGAAAAGCATTAAGGGCGAGGGCTGCGCTCAACTTCTGTATGCGTACCAGAACCAAGAAACAATCAGTGAACCCCTTTGGTGGGATGCCTTGTCCGTAGCAGACTGCTGCGATGACCGTGATACAGCTATCCACAAACTATCTGAGAAGCACCCTAACTACGACCCTAATGAAACTGAGCACAAGGTCAGAGGACGGGGAGCACATAGCTGCGCTACGTTTGAATCACATAACCCCGGAGGCTGCGATGGTTGCCCCCACAAAGGTAGGCGTAAGACTCCGCTTGGTCTAGGCAGGGAGATCATTGTTCCTGATGAGGATGACTACCCAGAGGAGGATGAAGAAAGGGAGGAAGGGGACGAAGGGCCGGAGCTACCAACGGGCACTACCCATGTGCCGCATAACGTAATCCCGAAGTTCCCGTTCCCATTCTTTCGTGGCAAGAACGGCGGCATTTTTGTATCCCCCACCAAGGATGCTGATGCTGAAGCAGAACCAATATGTGTCTACGAACATGACCTGTATGTAGTCAAGAGGATGACCGACCCAGAGGAAGGGGAGCTTGCCCTGATTAGACTGCACTTGCCGCAGGATGGGATTAAGGAGTTTACAGTCCCACTAGCTACCATAGCAGTCAGGGAGGCACTACGCACTGAATTGGCTAGGCACGGGGTAGCTGGGCTACCTAAACAGATGGACAACATAACTACGTTCGTGATGATGTCTGTTAAAGAACTTCAGTACAAAAGGAAAGCAGAGACTATGAGAACCCAATTCGGCTGGGCAGACAACCACAGCAAGTTCATTATTGGCAACAGAGAGATCACTAAGGACGGTGTGTTTCACAGCCCCCCGTCCAAGGCTACACGGCATTTCGCAGAGTTCATGAACGCCAAGGGCACGCTTGAGAAGTGGAAGGAAGTATTCAACATGTACGCATTGCCGGGGCTAGAGGGGCACGCTTTCGCTGCGCTGTCTGCCTTTGGTTCTCCTTTGCTTGGGTTTACAGGACAGAACGGAGCCATCATCAACCTGATCCACAAGAGTTCAGGGACTGGCAAATCAACCATCCTGTTTATGGCTAACAGCGTATATGGGCATCCAGAGAATCTGGCGGCAATCTGGAAGGACACCCTTGCTGCAAAGATGATTCACTTGGGGGTTATGAACAACCTGCCATTCACGGTGGATGAAATCACTAACATGGCACCAGAGGACTTCTCCAATCTGGCCTACAGCATGTCGCAAGGACGTTATGCGAACCGAGCTAAGTCGCAGTCCAACGAGCTTCGCATCAACAACACCACTTGGAAGACTATCTCACTGGCTAGTGCCAACGCCAGCTTCTATGAAAAACTAGGTATCCATAAGAACAGCCCTGACGGTGAGATGATGCGCTTGCTTGAGTACACCATCCAGCCAACAAACATCATCCCGCCGCATACCGCCAAAGAAATGTTTGACCATCAGCTTCGGGAGAACTACGGCATAGCTGGGGATATTTATGCGCAGTACCTAGTTAGCCACCTAGAGGAAGTACAGAGTGGCATCTTGGCTATTCAGGCCAAGCTCGATAAAGAACTGCGCCTCACAAACCGTGAGCGTTTCTGGTCTGCGGTTATCGCCTGCAACATTACTGGGGGATTGATTGCCCGTAACTTGGGGCTGCACGACTACGATATGAAGGCTATCTACCAATGGTGTATCCAAATGCTTCGTGGACTTAGAGAAGATGTAGCCGCCCCCATCAGCGATGTGTCAGCAGTTGTTGGTGACTTTATCAACCGCCACATGCAGAACATCCTTGTGGTGAACGAAGAAGTGGACAAGCGTACTAGCTTGCACGCCGCACCGATACTGGAACCACGCAGCGAGTTGATTATCCGGTATGAGCCAGACACCAAGCGTATGTTCATCGTTGCAAGCAACTTCCGTAAAGACTGCGTAAGCGGTCAGGTTCACTACAAGGATGTTCTAGTCCAATTAAAGGCACGCGGGGTGTATATCGGCAGCGTCAACAAGCGCATGTCCAAGGGCATGAAGATAACCTCACCGGGGGTCTACTCCTTGGTCTTTGATTGCTCTAACCCAGACTTTCTGGATATGGACAACCTCGTAGCCACGGGTGTAGACAGTGCTGATAGAGCAGATTAGTTACAACATAAACTGGAGTAACTTTAAGAAGGGCACTTCTTTCTTCCTACCCTGCTTGAACTGCGCACTGGCTAAAGCCAATGTGCAGAGGGTGTGCAAACGGTTGAAGGTAAATATACTTATCAAAGTTTGCATAGAAGAAAGTGTGCGCGGTATACGCATCTGGCGGTTGTAAGGTTTTTATTCAAACGGTGCAGCAGCCCTATTCCCTCTAATCAACATCGGCATATCTTTTTCAATCATGGTCTGACCACGTATAGTCATTTGTGATCTGTTAATAAATGCAGTCAACGATGCGTCTATGGTATCGCCCGTAATTACCAAACTTTCAGACGGGTAGCGTTTGTTGTGCCGTTTGATATCCTCAATGATCCCCTTGATTTTGGACTTGTCACCTTCCCGGTCAGTTACAGCTTCATCAAACCGTTTGAGGAGTGCGCTACGTTTGCCCTTTGCAACCATAAGCTCTTGGCTTGCGGCATTGTTTTGTTCTTGAATACGGGCAAGACGGGCTGGCGTGAACCCAAGAACTTGAGCTACTAAGTTAGCAGTATTTATTTCTGCTGGCTTCAGCATATCGTCACCGCGCTTAGTCTCCGCACCCTCAGTACCCATGCGAATTGCAGCGGCAGCACCCCTAAAGAACGCCGGAGAAATTTTCTCTAGGCCACGGAGGATGTGCCCGTTACCAAAATCATCAATACCCTTAACGATGTTTACCCCCGCAGACGCAGACGGCCCCATGAGTGATGTGGCTATGTTGGTAGCTGTCTCCGACCAGTCCTTACCCGGTTGTGGGTTGCGAAACCATAGGTTGTCAAAGCTGGTACGTGAGCCTATGTTTACATCCGTCAGTGAAGAAATTAACCCCTTCTCTAGCACCTCACTTAGTCTATGCTGACGCATGTCCAGCCCCGGCATTGTGATAGTTCCAAAGTTCTCAGGCAAGTATTCGTAGCGAAACCGCATGTCCGAGTTGTCAGCAGTCAGCGGGGAATGGCGACGGCGTTTCTTTTCTTCTTCATCGTCACCCAATGCTGACAGCACTGCATCAATAGCCAAGCATATCGTGCTGTACAGCGGCATACCAACCAAGCCGTGAAACACGCTACCCATAACCAGTGTACCTGCCAGCTTGTGCATCGCCTTAACCCGCTCCTGCCCAGAGATACCAGAGATACGCATGGAGTTGTAGGCATTGCGAAGCAAGAACGAAGTCATACCAACCGCGTACATCTTGAACTGAAGCAGGGTACGACCGAGGTTGCTCTTAAGTATGTCAGGGCGGTTTGCAGGGTCGTAGCGGAACAGCAGTTCGTGCGTAAGTTCCACAGCCTTGTTCACAGAAGCATCGAAGTCTTTGGTCTTTGCGTACTCCAACTCAAACACCATCATGTACGTGGACTCACGGCTGATACGCTCCGCACCGTTGAACAGCGCAGTCATGATGTTGTAAGTCTTCTCTAGCACATGCCCCGGCAACGAAGCCTTAGAGCTACCCGGCGAGCGCACCGTACTGGTCAACACCGAAGTGTTAGTCATGAATATACTGCGCTCTTGCCCCAACTGAAAAGCACGTTGCTTGATAGGGTCGCTAGTAACGATCTGGGAAGCACCAACGGACGGTGCAGTAAACGTAGTCTCCCCATTTGGCCCTACTACCGTCTTACCCAGAGACTTCCAGATGTTCAAGTACTTAGCCGTCTTAGCCGCAGTCTGCGCATACCCATACTCCGCATTCAACGCAGGCAATACCATAATAGGTATAGTTGCCATTTGGGTAGCAGCCGAAGCAGGGCTAGTCAGGAGCCAGAGAAAAGCAAACCGGCTACTAAAGGTAACAATCTTATTGGGTTCAGGTGGGTTGAGTACATCCTCCGCACGCCGTGCTATTGCGTTAAGGAACAGTTCGTTGGTTCCCCGTTGCGTAGTAGGCTGATCCTTGATGTTGTCCCGCGATGCAGATATGGCGTTACGGATTTTGTCCCCGTAAAGCAGCTTGGGTATCTGGCTTGCGTACCGTTGCGAGTAAGTTTGGAAGTTACGGAACACATCGTTGGTAAAACCAGTTCGTTCTTTAGCGTGCAAAAACTGTTTGCGGATACTACGTTCCGGCAAGGTAAGCAGGTAGGTCTGGTACAACTGATCCTTTAGCGCATCCCGTTCAGCGTCGGTGGTCAACTTAGCCGCATCAATTGTGGCAAACATCTTCTGGAGCATGATGCTCTCAGAGCTAAACTTCTTACGCAATACGCTAACGTCATCCCCAATAGAGAATACGCTTGAATCTTCCTTACTTATGTTCAGTTCCTTAGCCCGACTGATAAGGTACTTGTTACGGTCTGTGCCGTTTTCAAAGAAATAAGTTTCCGCACCAACTGTACCTTTTGTACCACTTGCAACACGCAACCAGTAATTCCCATAGCGGCTAAACGGGAAGTACTCTTGAACCGATTGCTTAGCCTTCTGGAGTTCAGTGGAGTCACCTGTCTCGTCAGACTCTACGTTTTCATAGAGCAATCTAACTGACTTCAGCAACTCAGCCTTGGCATCAGCGGCAATTGGCAACTCATCAAGCTGCCTGTTCAATACAGCACGAGTAAGGTTCTTGTTATCTATGTAAAACTTACGAACCATAGCGTAAGTCTTGTGCCCACCCTCTTGCTTGCCTAGTTTGTCCCACGCATCAAAGACAACACCAATATCAACCTTGCGATCACTAAGAGCTTTAGCAGTCATACCGCGAACCTGTGGGGTTAGCGTAGTAGAGGTTAGTTTTTTTTCGTAGTATTTAACCAGCGCGTCGTTAACCAATGCGTCAGCACGGTCTTTGTATTCTGTTACGGGTACGCTTTTCAACCTAGCCAAGTGCATTGTGTCGCCCAGTGTCTTCTGGCCGAACTTCCGTACAAACTTAGCAAAGGGTTCAGCAAGCGCAGAGAACTTGGACAGCATATTGTCACGGGTACTAGCCACCTTTTGGGCCAAAGCATCTATGCCAACAATGCCCGGAATCTCATCGCCCTTCCACTTTAGGATATCGGAGGTCTGCATAGCCCCCAGCATCAACTTCTGGGAAGCATTGTTCAGAGCATCCCACCTAGCTATAGCTTCGTTTTTAAACGCATCATGGTCATCAGCACTAGCACCTACAACATTACCTATATCCCCTGCATTATTAGACTGCGCTACTTGCTCCAGAGCCTTATCAACTTTTACCTTGGCTGCTCTAGCCTTTCTTGCCGCAGACGGTCTAGCAGCTTCCCGAAGTATCGCAGGGCCACCAGTGGGGTTAGCCAACAACGCATTGGTGCTAAGAATCAAATCTTGCATTGCTGACTTATGCTCTGGCCCCATACCAAAGAAATCAAGGAGACCATTTACAAAGCGCGTAAACAGGTTAGGAGCATTCTTCTGTGTGTACGTCCCTTCAGACTGCAACAAAAACTCTTGCATGACTGGGTTAGACATGCCGTAAGCAATGAACTCAAATATGTTAGTAAACGCCCCACCCTTCTTAAGCAACCGCAAACGCTCATCTAACATCCCAACTTTTTCAAGGGCGTTGTACTCAGCATTAGCCGACTCCATAATGCTAAATATGTTTTCTACTGCGGCAGCAAATTTTTTATCAATGCGTCTACCTTCTTGAGTTGCCTTAAAGAAAGCAATCAATCGGTTGTTTAAAGCCCCATGCAAAACTTCGTGCAGGAATACGGTATTGTTTATGCCCCCATCAGCGGCTAAGTAAATAACCCGCTTGAAGTAAACACCACCAGCATCAGCATCAAATTCTTTTCTTACTTTTTCAGGAAGTACTGTGTTTTCATTAACAACAACAATGCGTATGTCACGTACAAAAAATGCCAAGAGGTTAGATAAGTACTTTTCAAACGAAGTAGAGTTTTTGTCTTTGCTAATGCTTATAAGAGCTTGAGTAGCCGTTTCAAACTTCAAGTACTTAGCATCATCGTTTCCGTTAGTGGAATCGCTAAGCGCCTTAGTTGTGTTCTTAGTAGACCGGGAAGGAAGGTTAAATAAAAGTTTTTCTCCTTTGGCAAGGCGTAGTTTATTAATAGCTTTGAGGCGTTCATTATCGGTAATAGTTTTATGCCCAAGCAACTCTGCTGCGGCTTCACCTTCTTTTGTGTCTTTTAACAGACGGTTTTCCGTTATCCGCATAGCCTCAGCAATAGCAGCTACTCTAGCAACACCGTGGTCTTCTGCAATTGTTTTAAGTTCCGCATCATCAGCAGCGTCAACGACATCAAGGTCTCTATCTAGTGTTTCTTTAATGCCTTTTACCGTAGTTTCTAAAGTACGGGTATTTTTTTTGTTTATATTGGTTTGCGCATTAGTTGCTTTACGGTTTTCAATTACTTGTTCTGGCGTTAACTTTGTCTTAGGGCCAGCTTTTTGTTTCCCCGTCACTGCATTTGCTTTAGCCCGTTCAGCGGTAGCAGCTTTACTAGCTTCAACTTGTGTACCGTGAGTACTAACAACTTCCCCAGTAGGACTAAGCACCTGATACTCAAACTGCCTTCTACCTACCGGCGTTTCTAGTTTTACTTTTTTTACCGAAACCAGACCAGCGGGGGTAGTTTTAACTTTGGTTTCAGTTACGGGAGCAGCGGCTTTAGTTTCAGTACCTTGCGTTTTTGCGACTGCTCTAGCCGCATCAAGTTCGTCAAGCTGTTTACTGACAACATCAAATTTAGCTGAGGCTTTGGCGAGCTCAGTTTCTAAAGTTTTTATAGCTTCGTATTTTTTGTCTGAGTCATATTTACCGTTTTCGTCAAGAACCAACGGCTTACCATCAGCGCCTAAAACACTCCCTGAGCGAACACTATCCAAGTCAAATATTTTGTCTAGTAGAGCCGAGCTTTCTTCACCTGCTTCATCAAGTTGTTTAATAAGCTCATCGCGTTTTTCAAGGTATTCAAGTATGTCAGATACGTCGATGGGTTTTTCTTCTTTTGCGGCACGCACAGCACGAGCTTCGTCAGAAATAGCTACGCCGCTATCCACAGAAAGAAGTTTCCCCCCAGCGGCTTTATGCGCAGCGTACAGAGCAGTAGCAATACCTTTGCGTCTGTCTTGTTCCCGTACAAAAACGTCTATAGGCCCACCATTAGGCATGTAAGTCAATCTACCAACTTCTTCCCCAGTTTTGTTTTTTGCTACTAGAGAAATTGGCTCCCCATATTCCATCCTCACTAATTTTGAAAAAGCGTTTGGAGCAGGCTCCGATGTAATAGCGGGAGCAGGGGCAGGGGCAGGGGCTTCGGTTTCAACAACTGGTTTAGCTTGAGTAGCTTGGGCGGCTCGTACAGCTTTAATAGCTAAGTTAGCAGCGATTTTGTTATCGTGAGTGCTAAGAACTGTTCCGTTGTTGTCTTTCACTTCCCATGTATTCTTGTTCCCGCCTTGGGGAATTTTGTTCAAAGAAAAACTAGTGGCTTTGGTTTCAGTTACGGGAGCAGCAGGCGCAGCGGCTTTAGCTTTGACTGGTTTAACTTCAGTTATTGCGTTCCCAAAATGAACTGATCCGTTGGTAAAAATTTCAATAGGAGAAAGCCCTACTTCAGGGACAGTAGTAAAAGAGGTCTCAGTACCGGGAAGCATCTCCCCAACTTTGTGAGGGCCATAATCTGCGGAATAAAACCGTGCAACTTTGCCTTCAGTTGTTGGACGTAGAACAGTAGGGCTATTAACGGGCGCAATAACCATGGGTTTTTGCACAAATATAGTTCTAAGAGAAGCAGGTTGCAGACCCTTTTCCTTTTCCCCTACATGCTCTGGGCGCTGCTGCTTGTCTCGTACCGTAGTGCCATCGGCGCGTTGCTCGTATACAGAACCCTTTGCAGTTGTAAATACGTGCGTGGCGTTATCCGAATTTGGGAGATTTTCGTATTTTGCTTGGTAAAGATTTAATGCAGCAGGCTTTGTTCCTTCTCCTCCAGTAGTGCTACCAGCAGCAACCGGAGTTCCCTCCACTGGGGGAGTTCCAGCAGAAGCAGTTGTCCCTGCGGTGGCGTCTGATGATACAGGCACTCCATCGCTTCGCTGATCTGCTCCGTTGACAGTTGGATTGACGGTTGCATTTTGTTCCTCTGCTGCGGCTTCTGCATCGTTTTGTTCTTCTTCTGCCGCTTGTTTAACAGCTTGAACTTTGGCTTCGGCTACAGGAACCCCATTAGCAGTTAGCTCATCAAAAAGGTCAGCAACACGAGCATCAACGGAAGCAGCTTGCGCGTCGGCAGCATCCTGCTCAGCTTTAGCAGCAGCTTTAGCAGCAGCTTCAGCAGCTTCAGCAACTTCACGGGTTGCCAGAGCCAGTGCTTCTTCAGCCAATATCCCTTGGTTCTGGTACACCTGCGCTACTCGTGCAATTACTTCATCGGGGGCGGCACCCGTCTGGAGTGCGTCTTTAACTATGGCTTCAGGTACTTTTGCTACTTTAGGTTGTTTACCGGGCATAGCAGCCATAGTACTAATTGGCGCACTCATACCAAAACCACCCACCGCACCAAGGCCAGTGGCAGAACCAACACCTTGCATAAGAGCTTGAGTTGGGTCTGCCTGTTGCACAGCTACGTTTCCGGCTAACGCACCACCACCTTCTTCAATACCTTCAGAAAAAGATTCTTGTGCGCCAGCAACCGCACCACGCCCAAGAGCACCCGGAATACTTGTAGGTTTTTTGCCCACGCCACCAAGGAGGGCTTCTTCCATCTTCTTAGCACCGGGGAGGTTCTGCGCACCAAGCGAAATAACAGCCGCAGCAGCAGCAGCAGCCCTAGCCTTATTCAATGCCAAATCACGCGCGGCTTCGTCTGACAACCCTTGGGCTATCCCATATTTGTAGATTTTATCAAACGCATCTGCTCCAACATCCACGCCTTGCAACAAAGCACCAGCGGCTATATCCGCGCTAACACCTACTTTAAGACTAGTTTTAGCAACTTCTTCTACGGTGGCTTTACCCAACGTCATTCGAAGCGCGTTGGCTGCTTGCGCAGCTTTACCTACCCCGCGAGTAAGAACTAATTGAGGAAGCTGTTCAAAAAGAAACGTACTAAGCAGGGCCGGGTCTTTGATGGTTTCAAACGCGGCAGTGCTAGCACTCTTAAGGAACCCCGAAACACCACCTTCTTTTTCAGCTTCGTCTATTTTTGCTTGGCGTTGAGCGTCCCTAGCTTTTAGCCCTTCAGACTGCAATGAGGTCGATATGTCTTCTGAGCGTTTAGCGTACCCTTCAAGTCCTTCTTCAGGCGAACCTGTGCCAGTAACTAACCGTTGAATTTTCCCCGGTATTTGAAGCGTTTGCGCTCCACCCTTAGCAACAGCCAAACCCAGATCGGTTATAGCTTCCCCCCATGTGCGATCCGTTGAGGGAGCTTTAGGCGCAGGTGTAGGAGCAACGACAGGCATGTCTGGTTTTGCCAACATTGCCAACGTAGCGTCGGATAGCCCTGACATTTTGCCGGACGCAAGCGCGGCTAATTCCGCGTCGGATAAGGTAGCCATATCGAGCGGCATATTTACCTTCCCGCCTTGCGCCGCGCAATTTCAGCGGCGGCTTGCTCTTGCAAAGATGGCACGGCGGTAGGTGTTGCGGCAGCGGCAGTAGGGGCATTAAATATAAGTGCTCTTGCTTCGTCTATTTGTGTTTGTATAGCAGGTTTGTCCACCGGATCAGCCAAATAAAATTTCTTTTCAAGCTCTTTAATAAGCGGAGTTATCGTTCTTAGTAGTGCTGCTGCTTTAGCAGCGTCAATTTTGTCCCCAGTCCCACCCTTAGCTTTCTCCCTTCTTCTATAGGCTTCTGTTTGCACGCTTGGATCAGTAATGGGTTTACCAGTTTCTTTAGCAACTTCCGCAGCAAAAGCAGCAAGGGTTTGTGCATCTGCTTTACCCGCCATATTCGCTGAGGCAACGTGCATCCCCGCTTCTTTTAACCGACCAGCAATTGTAACTTCAGTTCTTGCAAGTTCCGCTTTCTCTTTCTTTTCTGCGGCTATGATAGCTTCAGCGTCTTTAAGAGTACCTAGCTTACTGGCTTCTACCAACTGTGCAATATTGGCTTCCTTATCCGCAATACCAGCCCTAACTGCTGCTTGGTCTTTTATTAGTTGCGCATATCCGGGGGCAGTTTCACTAGCCGATTTCAATGCAGCAGCAAGGGGGGAACCTGTTTTAGTGCCCATGTTGGCAAAGAACTCAAGAGCTTTAAGTGCCTTAGCACTATCTTCTGTAGCCCCCAACCCTTCCCTTTGTGCTTGAAGTTCTGCAAGGCGTCCCGCTTGTGAATTACCCGTTATGCCCATACGAGCACGTTGGGCTTCTAGTTCTGCAACCGTAGCTTGAAGCGAACCCGGTGCCCCGGTGGATTGTGGGGGTGCGAGACCTGCAACGGGTGGGGGAACAAGAGCTCTTGCGTCGTTGGCATCCAGAATAGGATTGGTATTAGGTACTAAACCTTCATTAGCAAACGCAATAATGCCGCCGCCAGCCAAGCCAGACTCAAGAGCAGAACCAGAGTCCATTGCAGGCAGACCTTGTTGTTCTTGGCCCTCTTGGGCTTTCTGGCTTTGTTCCATCATAGCAATACGCTGTTGTACGTAGCTACGGATTTCACCACTCTGCGTAGTTTGTTCTACCTGCTGTAGCTGGGGCAGTGACATTGCATCAATCTGCTGGCGTATCGCACCACCCACACTGTAGCTTGCAACATCCCCACCACCTGCCAAGCCCTTAATCTGCCCACCCCCAGCAACTTTGAGTGCGGAACCTACAGCACCTGCCCCAGCAATAGCTTGCGTCATAGGACTAGGAGTAGCTTGGTAAGTCTGTGTCGTGGAAGCCTGCATCGGAAGCCCACGGATCATGTTTGACATCATGCCAAGCTGCATCATGGGGTACTGCTGTTGGGTAGCGTAGTTCTGAATTTGCTGGTTGATCTTGGCTTGTTCAAGTTGTTGCTGTTGCGAACCAGCTTGTTGCTGCGCGGTGTTAATACCCATCTGTTGCGTGTAGTCTTGCTGCCCTGCACCCAACATCGTATTAGCGGCAGTATTAGCCAGTTGATTACCCTGAAGACCAAGGTTGGCACCGAACTGCTGCATTTGTTGAGCGTTTCGATAAGCGTCCTGCGTACCCGATGCTTGAATACCAAGCAGACTATTCTGAAGATTGCGTTGATTTTCAGCGGCGGCAACGGCTTGACGGCTACCACCAAACGCACCCTGACCGATAGCTTGGGCGTTCATACCCGGCAACTGCCGACCATAATCACTAATAGCTTGCCGTTTCTGAAAGTCAGTAACATTCTGCTGGTACGGCGACATGAGCTTAGAAAGCTGGTCAGAGTCAGAAGCCGAATTCATGTAGTTCTGCCCAGCAAACAAACCACCAAGGCCAGCCATACCAGCCATGCCCGTAGCTTGTGAATTCTGTGGAGAAACTTGCATATTGGCGGTGTTGCCAAACGCTTGCTGTTGCATGGGGCTAAACCCAGCAACGTACTTATTCATGTCAGTACTGTACGGTTGGTATGGTTTAAAACCAGTTATGCCGCCGCTAGTAGGGTCTGTATCAAACAGTGCATTTTGCGTAGCCCCCAACATATTAGTAACGTAGGGTTTAGCGTAGTCCGGGATGTTGGTGTTATTTACAGTAGTCGTAGTAGCTTGCCCAGAAGGAGAATCCCCACCGCCCATATATAAGCGAAAGTATTTTCCCGTCAGCGCACTAAAAAGTGTTTTTAACTTCAACATAGTTTAACTCCTACAATTCGATGCTTTTCTTTAAACCCCAAATTTTGCCGTAGCAAACGGGCAACTGATCCCCGTACCGCGCCTTCTATCTCTGTAGCCCCACGGGATGCAACAATTGCTTTAAATTGTTCAAATGTTTCTTTACGGATAACGAACTTACCGCCTATTGCCATTATAAAAGCAACACGGGCATTAGGGCGGTTAAAGAAGTTAACTAGCATCGCCCCACGAATATCTGATTCTGGAGCTACAAAAACAAGAAGAAGCCAGTTACCTTGTGTGGCAAACACCTTTAAGTGCTCTACATTGTAGTCATCACCGTGCTTTACAGCTTCTACAAAAAAGGGCTCTACCCTAGGCCATACCGTATTGACCCATTCCAGCGGAACAGCTTCTACCCTCATTTAGGCAGGAACTTATTAGGGTTAATTTGCTTACCTTGCTTGGGGTTGCCAGTGCGTGCTTGACGAATTTTGTCCATCATAGCGTAAAGCCTTTTTGCACCCGCATCTGTAGAACCATTACCAAGGTGTGAGACCACATCTGCGGGTACTACAAACTCCCCATCAGCCAAGGCAGCGGGTTGCTTCTTATTGATAGACGCAGGGATGGAGTCGGACATGCCATCACCCGGCCCCTTAAGCAAATGCCCACCATCTGAGTACCCACCTAATTGACCACCAGTAGCCATAGGTTGAATATTCCCCAAACCCTTAATGCCAGCTACAGGGGGACTACCGTACTTTAAGGGCATGTTGGCCCTAGTATTTATTTTCTTTAAACGCGCCATAGTAGCGGCGTAAGGGTCTAAAGAAGCTGTGTCCGGGTCATTATCGTGCGCAATACCCACATCTGGCCTAGGAAGATGCCCACCAGAAGCGTATTTAGAATGAATTTGCCCACCAAGAGCGTAATCACCATTACCCGGTTCACCAGTTCCGCTAGGGGCGTCATTCCCGCCAGAAGCATCGGCAGTACCAGCAGGATCATTGCCAACGGCATCGGCGGCAGGAGGAGCATCACCAGAACCTGAATTACCTAATCCGTAAATGGGTGGGGCGTTAGCAGCAGGTTTGTAGAGCCCAGTAAGCGGGTCGTAAACAAGGGGATTACCCGCTGAATCAATTGGGGAAGTTGAACCTTGAGCACCAGCGACATTACCGCCATCAGCGTATTTATAGTTTGTATATGAAGGTTTGTAATAGTCTGGTTGCGGAACCGTTGGCACTTTAAAGTCTTTTGACATTTTGTATCTAGCCATTGCCTTATCGTACTCATCAGGCTCGTATATAGGAGCCCCAGACGTAGACATATTAGGACTCATAGCCGACAAACTTGAAACACCAAGACCCAGCAAAGCGGTTTTATTAGAAAGCCCTGAAGCAGCCTCACCCGTAGGAGTAGCGTTAAAGAAAGTCTTAGCCGAATCCCATGAAGTAGGCATTCCCGCTTTTATGCGGTCAAGTCTAGCAGGATCAAACATATCAAGTTTAGGGGCCGTAAAACTACCACTTGCTTGATCTATAGCCAGCTTAGAAGCAGCTTGTTGTGCCGCTGCATCTTGTCCTAATGCAGCCGTACTTTGTGCCGCCGTAGCCCCTGCTTGTTGCCCAGCTAGAGCCGCCCCTTCATTAGTAGCTGCTGCTGTACCAGCACTTTCCAACCCGCCAAGCAACCCTGCGCCACTATACGCACCAAAGCCTGCACTAAGACCTTCCATCAGGCTACCGTGTTTTGCATAGCCCAGACCGCCACCAACTGCGGCACCAATCATAGGGTTCATAGTTACCGCACCAGCAGCAATACCAAGCAGAGTGGGCAGCATATTACTCAAGAACCCAGCTTCAGGCAGACCTGTATGGGGGTTAGTAGTAAGGGAGCCGCCGTGTTTTTGCGCAAGTTGCTGCAACCCATGCACTTCACCGGGGGTCATATGCACAAGCATGGAGTCCTGTCCCCGACCAAGAGAAGCAAGTCCTTTAGCTTGACCTACCGAACCACCACCGGCAAAACCCTGACCCATTTGTGCCAGATTGGGGAGTCCCGGCTGGCTTACTTGATTGATCTGGTTGGGGTTAATTTGCCCTTGTGCAGGATTAGCTGGCGCACCCGGAGTAGCGTATGGCGACGTAGGTTGAGGTGTCGTACCGGGGGCATTAGGGTACATCGGTTGGGGCGCGGTGCCTGCGTAATCCATAATTACCTCACTTTTACTAATATTATCACGCGGTTAGCGCGGATACGTTTTACTGTTAGGCGCTGCGTTTAAACTTTTCATTGATAACCTTTAACTTTTTACCCAAAACGCTTTAAAGCTTACCCCACCAGTGTTGGTATCTTTGTTTGAGCCAGCATTTTGATACACGCCTAGCTCAATGTAATCGGTAGTTCCATTCATGTAAACTAATGACTGGATGAGCATAAAATTGGGGATGGTGGGATATACAGCCGTAGCATTTCCAAGGTCAAACCGCGTACCGTTTTTAAAGAATAACGCGCAAGTAAAAAAACCAACGCCCGCAGACGCCGCAAAAGAAGCAA